AGTGTTTTGCCTATAATTAGTTTTTGTGCTTGTATTGTAAACACACAACAATCAAATACTCCATATTCAAATACTTTTTCTCTACAATCTTGAATATAGTCTTGTAATTTACTTTCCCAATGTTCAACTCTCATTTACCACCCCAATTTATGTCTTTATCTTGCAAATCTGTAACAAAATCTAAACCTAAATCTCCACTAAATAATCTTTTTTGTTCTTCACTTGTATATCGTGATTCATTAGGCTTTTCTAAGTCTATCAACCTTGATTCTACGGAAAGAGATATAATTACCTCTTCACCACTATCATTTATTGTCATAGAGTCCATGCGACCTTGAAACAACTGATAGGCATTGTTTACTAGCCCATAACTTTCATTAAGCATACCTAGAAAACAAGTAAACAATCTGTTTTGGTAATTTGCATTAAGAGCGGCTGTGAGTATGCTAGAATCCAATCCAGATAATGCTACATTTAAGTTTGTTGCCTTTATCTCTGATGTTTCTTCAACAGCCCCCACAGAGAGTAGAGAGCCACCCCCAGTGTATGTTTCTGAGTTTATTGTAATTTCCCCTAATCCTGTCCACAATCTAACATCACCCTCTTGAAATTCTGCTTTAAAGGCATAAAAAGGCTTTAGGGAATCAGATGAGAGTTGTGTCAAGAAATCTGATGATAGCCCTCTTGACATATCTTACTCCTTATTTTTTTTTCTTATAAATTTTTTTTGTTTGCTTAGGTTCCACATCCGATGGGATTGAATCATAATCTTTGTGCATTGGAATAACAACATCTGGTTCTATATACATAGCATAGCCACTTTCCATCATTTTTTCTCCTAGTTTTTTTTGCCATTCTTCTTTATCTTCAATAATTTCATCTTGTTCATAGCTTTTTGTGGTGACTCCTAATGGGTCAGCTATTCCAATTTGTCGTTTTATCATTTTAAAGGGCATTCTTTTTCTCCTTAAGAAAAAAGGGGGGCGAACCCCCCAATTTCTAGTCTATTATTGTTACACATTATGTGCAGTTATAGTGTTGTCAGAAGTATGAATTGCATCTCCTTTAACAACAAGCAAACCAATTGGTGTTCCAGTAGAGTGAGTACCAGTTTTTGCTATTACTCCTCTAATATATCTTTTACCACCAACATAACCAACTTGTGTCACAGTTCCAGTTGAATCTGGATTACCAGATGTACCAGCTGTGCCAGTTCCATCTATCTTCAACCAAATACCCCCAGCGGCTATTGTGCCATTAGTAATATCTGCTTGTTCTACATCTGTGAATGTTGAGTTATCATCAGAATGTTCTAATGAGATTTCAAAGAAAACTGAGGATGATAAAGTATCTCCCTCTGCTCCTATGAAAGCGACTAAAGTTGCACTACTATAACCAGCTAAGTCAACGCCTGTGCCATTAGCGGCGGCAGAAGTAACTGCTGGTTTGTAAGAAAGGGCAACTGCTGTATTATTTGCTAAATCAAATTTCATTTGTTTCTCCTTATCTTAACTTGGTACATATTTAGCTAATGCTTCATTCAATACTACTTGACCACCAACTCTTCTTCTGGCCATGTATTTTACCATACCAGTTGAAGCTATTGTAAATGGATCTCTTAATACTGAAAGAGCAACTCTATCAACGACTGTGTAAGCGGCTCTAAAGTCACCGAAAACCACACAAGTCGCACTTGATGCAACATCTGCCATATCAGGCATTTCTACATATGGAAATCCCAAAATAGTATTTGGAGTTCCAGCAGTTAACATCATTCCAGGTTGGAATACATATTGACCTGCAGAATCTTTAAGTTGTCTAATTTTAGCTAAAGTTGTTCTATTGAACACTAAAGTTGCATTTTGGTTGTAAGGCGTTTTAATACTGTGCACCAAATCAAGAAGAGTATCTGCAGTTACTGCACCACTTCCTCCTGTTGTTGTTGAACCAGCATTTGTAGTAAATCCTTCTGGCTCATTTACTTTTGTGCCTGTTGTCATTACTTGGCCTTCTTTTTTTGCAAATTGTGTCGTAAATTCTGATTGCATTTCTGCCTCAAGATTAAACGAACTATCTTCTAACATTTGGTTAGAGATATGAACTTGCGCTACCATCTCATGTGCTGGAATCTCCTCAAGTTGAGCAGTATATCCAGTGGTCTCTGATCTTGATGCAATTTCTGAAACCATTTGTGCGGCGAATGTTGCACTACGGACAGGAATCTGAACAGAGCGTTGAGATGTTTGTATTACCTTTGCAAGACTTCTAACTGGAGAAATCTCAGTAAGTGTTTTAATAATCTCATTAATATACTCTTTAGGAGCATAATAACCAGCTTGAGTATCATCTGCAACAGTAAGAGCCTTTACTTCTTCTGGCTCAAGGTTCTGTGCACCTTTTCTCATACACTTATGAAATGCCTCTAGCTTTTTGTCTATATCATCAACTGTTTGACCTACATTTGGTCTTTTTAACATAGCCTCAAATGAAGCTAGTTTCTCATTGACATTTTCTTGATTTTTTTCTTGAAGAGTTAGTTTTTGGTTGATTTCTTCCATACTATCCATACTCTTCTCAATCTTATCAAGTTTTTCTTCAATAAGAGGGTCAGTTGAACCTTTTTTTTCTAAATCTGTTAGTCTTTTATCATTTGTGGCTTTGAATTCTTCAAATGCTTGCCCAAACTTATCAACAGCAGATTTAACTTCTGAATTGTCAATTTCTGACATCATAGTTCTCCTTTTATTTGTTTTGTTATTTTATTGATTGAGTTTAATAGTTCTTGGCTGTCATCATCAACCTCTCGTTGACTAAGTGCCTTAATAACTGCCTTTGCAGCTATTTTTGACTCAGTTCTGGAAAGCTGTGCTACATCTCGTAGTAAATCTTCCCATTCCCTTATCGTTATTTCAGTGCCCTTAACTTGACGAATCTGCGCCTTTGGATTCATAGGAAAGGTTACTGCTGAAATTTCCATGAGGTCTACTTCTTTTAGCTTTCTTCTTCTGCTTCGCTCATCATAAGAGTAGCCCTTTGCATCTACTTTATATCCGATGGATAGACCAGTTATTGCACCCATCTTCATTAATTCATATGTTTCTTTTCCAAGTTGTGTTCCTAATGCCAACTTACCCTCAACTTGTAAACCCCTGTCATCTTCATCTACTTTCGTAAACACACCAATGGGCTTATCTGTTTTGTGCATGTAAAGAAATTTTATATTTTTTGCTTTCTTTTTTCTGATAGATTCTTTGAATGCGCCTCGTACAACAACATCACCACCTAAATCTTTGTTACCAAATACTGAAGCATATCCAGAAAATGTACCTTTGTACCTGTCATCCTCTTCCTCTTCATCTGGCATTTTCCATTCACAATTTAGTGCAAGATATTTTGTTTCTACCTCAACACTGTTCTCAACTTCTTCTTCGTACGACTCTTTGATTTCTTCAGTCATATCTACTCCTTTACCTTTGTAAGTTGCCAAACACACTGCTGTTCGTTGGTTCTTACCATACTCTGAAACCATTGTTGAGTCTGACATACATCTTTTCATATAGTCATCTTCAGTTTCCGAGCCAGTTGGTTTTGGTATTGGCATAGTTAATCCTTATCACACATAATACAGAATCTCAAGCAAATGAGCAAGTTTTTTTGGGTTTTTATACATTATGTATTGTTTTTTATATATCATATGTTATATTTAATATTCTATTAGTGTTTCATCATTGATAGAAACTTTCTGTAAAATAGTGGCTAGGAATGTTACCTATTTTGTGTTTTTCTAATGTTCCTAGTCGCTTATATCATCTAAATCACTTAGATAGACAACGACACACCTACAATTGACTACATTTTTTGCACCACCTCTTGGATCACCGGGATATGACATAGGCATACCCCCAACTGTAAAATCATCATCAATGGGCTTTACTGTTCCTGAAACTTGCAAATGTATATCTCTACTTCTGTTGTCTTGTGTTGCTATCCATCTTTTTCTTTGATTAGGAAGGTTTTGTGATTGTGCAATTCTATGGTTTGCAAAACTTGCGGCGCTATGTGTTTCCGTTCTTGCAATTGTAGCGCTTCTGTACCTACTAAACCCACTTGTTCCAGCTTGTCGTATAACTTGACCTAATGCTAACACGCCTACTCCCTCTTCTATATTCTTTTCAACAACTCTTTGAATATATTTCCTCGTTGCCATAGATATGAGAACAACCTTTTGTGCTACATTCTCTCTTGCATAATCCCTATAAATTAGTTCAAATTGTTCTTCTTGTTTTGTATATTGGTTTAATAATCTTAAGCCAAATGCTCTTATGACAGTTCTATAATGATTCTCTAATATTCTTGTTAATCTTATTTGATTGTCAATGGTTATTTGATTGAACTCCATATCTGTTTCCATAGCCTTACCATATTCGTCAAAGTATGTTTTAAAATATGACCTCATCTGTGCTCTTAAGTTTCTTTCAAAACTTTGTCGTAATCTTGATTGGACTCTAAATTCTTTTGAGATGCTTATTCGTCTTTTTCTACCTATAACCAATTCTTCTTGCTTATAGATGTTGGGGTCATACCCATTTAGATTAAATTGATGTATCACTTTTTAGGCTCTTTGCCTTTAGGTCTATATAATGGGTGTTCTCTAGGCAATAAATCCCTGTCAAATTGTCCACTTCTAAATCTTCCGCTTCTCACTGCAAAAAGGAAAGCATTAACTCTGGCAATTGCCCATTGGTCTGGACCTGTAACATTTCTTCTTACAGATTCAGGGTTTGTTCTGTATGCCCCCACCCCTCTTCTAAAGACAGCACCTAACATTCTAACATTAACTCTTTTGCCTTTTTTTGATCCATGTTTGTCGTTATGCTCTTTTACTTTA